TTCGAACATTTTAAAAACTTTGTTTCTTTCCTCAATTTTATCAGTTAATAAAACGGGATAAGAAATTCCTTCTATATAACAAGTTCTATCTTTTACAAATTTTTTAATAAAATTATTAGTTACTTGATGCTTTTTTACAAACATACTAGATTCAAATTCAAAACCTATTAACCACATTATTCACTAAATACTGCATAAGCATATACCTTTCGCTTTTTTCCAAAAGGTATTGTAGCTATTAATTCTTTTCTCTCTTTAACTTCCTCTTCTTTTATAGGATAGTATTTAGGATTTGTACTGTTTAATTTTCTTTTTTTCATTAAAATTGACTTGCAGTGTTTACCTCATTAACTGCTTCTTGTATTTGATTTAAATTTGCCGGTAATTCTAAATCTAGTCCAGCTTTGAATACCGTTTGTTTTATTCCGTCTTTAAATATAATTAATGTAGGAGCCATACGAACTTTATATTTCTTTTTAGCTACAGGACAAACGGCTATATCTGCTCTGTAATATATAACATTTTCTAATTTTTCCCACTCATTAAATTTATTAGCATCGTTAAACTTAGCGTAAAACTCTACTATTACAGGTTTTGATTTATCATCACCAAAAGCCTGTCTTTCATTTATTTTACTATCAAAATTATCATCAGTAATCCACTCTTGAGAAAATCCACTCAATGATATTAAAAATAGTAGTATATTAAAATATTTCATTATCTTTGTTTGCTTTGTATCTCGTACAATCTTTCATCTATTTTATCAATAGTTTGTTTTATTTCTTCAACATCTTCCTGTGTATCCATGATTGTCTGACGTATTAACTCGTCTTTTAATTCATATTCAATTCTATCAATAGCTGGTTCAGGTAAGTTTTTTGCTTCAGCTATATCTGCCTGTAATCCAAACCACATACCAGCAAGTGTAATTACAAAACCCACTATCATGCCTATTGTTTTAAGATCTACTGTTATTTTAGTTTCTTCGCTTATTTCCGGTGCTGCCATTTGATTTGTTTATAGTGTTGTTAGATGGTGTAGTTAAACTTGGTGATAACGATGGTCCTGTTCCTGTATTATTTGGTTTGTTAGGTTTATTATTTGGTAATGTAATATTAGGTATATTAGGCGTGCCAACCTGTGGTTTTGGCACTGTGTAATAATAATTATTCCAACCCCATGGTCCATAATAATTAGATGGTCTCCAATAATTGTGATAGTAAGGATAAGTGTGATAAATATTTTGATATACCCTAGGTCTTAGCGAATTAACATCAAGTTGAATAGTATCACCTTCATGAGTAACCGCTAGTACTTTAATAGTGTTTTTTGGTGCTTGCGTGTAAGTTCCACAACTAGCAAAGGCCACAATAGCCGCCGCAAATATGACAGTTTTCCATAATTTCATTATTTTTCTTTATTTTTATTACAAAATGATCTAGCTTCTCCTTTACTAGAAAAACCCCATTTTTTTAAAGCCATAGCTAGTTTACTTGGTTCGCCGTTGTCGTCAGTCATACTACCATCCATACCAGCAAATCTACAGGCAAATGAAACTCGCCTTTTACCAGTACCACTAGTTTGTCTACTGCCTAAAGTTTTACCAGTTTCTTTTTTATGCTCAGACCTCATTTTTCTATTCTGCTTTTCATAAGCTTCTTCCTTTATTTTAAAAGGAGCACCAGGCATTGAAAAAGAACCTATTTGGCTTCTCATTTCCTGATTATGTTTTATACCTTCTTTGTTGCCTGTAGTGCCTGGACTATTTATTGTTCTCATTTTAGCCCATCCACCTTGATGCATCATTTCAGATTCGCAATGTTTAATTGGTGATTTCATACTTTTATTGTTCTTTCATTCCTCTTTGTACATAATCTTCCCAACAAGGATCATCTGCTGGTTTAGATAATCTTTTTTTACCGCTTCCTCTAGGCACACAGTTAGGAACTTTTTTGTCTAAAGGACTTTTTGCCATAAATGGACTTGAAAATTTACTCATAATTATTTATTTTAATGTTTATTTTTTATAATTTGGATTTGGCATTCTAGATAAAGCTCCATCTTCTGGATCAATTTGCACGCCTTTATAAGTGTGTCCTTTACCATTCTTTCTAGCTATATCACGTTGTTCATCTTTTTCTTCTTGAGTTAGCTCATCAAACTTAGGATTTCGAATACTACTTTTTTCTGTATTTAATGGGCTTTTTGCCATGAAAGGGGAACTAAATTTACTCATAATTATTTATTTACAATTTTACCATCTTTAACAGTATAGTCATCATCAGAAAGATAACCACTATCCATTTTACCTGATTGTTTTCCTTTAATAAATTTTTGGAAGTTTTTACCATCAGCTGGACGAATAGTATCATTATCATACGTTACATATTCGCCTTTGTCATCACTTTTTATTTCACTAGTATCTTGTCCTACTATTTTTTTTACGTCGTTTAATGGACTTTTAGCCATAAACGGAGTGCTAAATTTACTACTCATAATTTTTATTTTAATGTTATATTCAAACCTACTGAACTATTATATATTCTACTATCCCAAAACTTAGTGTATTCGCCTTCAACAAACACCCCTATGTTTTTGCTAAGTTTCCAACCAAACTGTACTCCTGTTTGATAATCTTCCCACTGTTCTTTTACAGCGTCCTGTACTAATCCTCCGAGTCCCCAGTTATTTCTATTATGATAACTAAAATCCTCATCACCTTTTACATACTTATGATATGGTAATAAATAAGAACCATAAGCATGAAGCCAGAAATTATTCTTGTAATGATAGAAGTCAAAACCGACGACAGGTGATACTACACCAAATGGATCTAATAAATCCCACTGCTCGTTATTATAACGATTAATCAATGATTCAAATATAGTGTCACGGAACTGTAAATCAGTATAAGCAACAACTTCACCTTCTGGGTTATACCAGTAATAATCATATACTTGTTCACCATCAATATCTATAGTAACCCATTGATCAGTGTAACCATAATTGTAACCTAATTGGTACCAATAATTAACCGGCCAACCATTACTATCTGTTTCATTTAACCATATCTCTACAGGGTTATATCCGTAAGGTCTTTCATGTGTACGATACATAGCTCCGGCAGATACGCTCAACTTTTTACCGATAGGTAATTTAGCTCTAATTTCTGCAGACTTATAATTAAAATTAACTTTGCCTTGTTTTCTACTTTCAAGCTTAACAATATGATATTTACCACTGTGTTTTAAAAAATATCTATGATTTTTAAACACATCATCTCTGGATCTTTCTTTTTCAATATGTATAACATATTCTAAACCCTTAATAGATGAATTAGGAGCTGTCATAGCAACGTTAGATTCAGTCCCGTTATAATATTGTTTACCTTTAATCTCGTAATCAAACCTTGCTATTTTACGAATACCAAAACCATAGCGATAATCAAAGTCATGATAGTCTGTACCATCAACAACAACAGGTGGTGTGTATAAATTACCATCTGGATTTGTTCTTACAAAATAATCTTTTGGATTTTCTCTAGGATTTTTAATATCACCTGCCACATATATTGTACCGTATTTAAACAGTTCATCATAAACAGACTTAAATATATTTTTCTTTTCCTGTGCTTGAAAAGAAAATGTTAATAATAAAATAAGAGCTAATATTTTCTTCATTATTTATTTCTTTTTTTTCTTAGTTTTCTTTTTTTCTGTAGTGCTTGCCAGTCTTTTCTTAAATATGTTTGAATTTTTATAACTACTTGATCACCACACGTGTTTTTTCTGATAACTTTTACTCTGTGTTCACCTACTTTTTCAATTGTAGTTGTTATACATTTTTTTCTTTCTTGTGCATTTGTTGTTAAAGTAAATGCTAATAAAATTATAATTATTTTTTTCATGGTTTTTTATAATATTGAATTTTGCCGTCAGGCCTTTCTAATTGTACATAATCTATTCCTAATTTTAATCCTTTTGGTATTCCCTCCATTGACCATGAATTAGGACCTGTCAATGGTACTCGCTTAGTGAATCCATTGGCTTTCGCTTTTTTAATAGATTCTCCATATTTTGTTTTTAATTTTATATCTTCTGCTTCTTCACGAGCTATTGTGCTTTCTCTTCCCCAATACGGTAAATCTAAATTCCAGCCAGACCAACCTAATAATAATGCTACTTTTTGCCAAGTTCTAGTATTTTCATCAAAAGCTTGAGCAACATTCATCATTTTTCTCATAACTCTATCTACAGGAATATTAGTTGTAGCTGATATTATTTGGCTTACAGCTAAATAAGCAGGATTGTCTAAGCTCCAACCTCTTCTTTTAATTTCTTTCATGTTCCAATCAAAAGTTTTAGCAGCAGTTCTTAGCTTTCTAACTTTTGAATCTAAAACTGGTGAAACATCAAAAACATCCCACACAATATCTCTATAGTTTGTGGTTTCTTTTTCTGACTCATCTAGTATTTTAAGCCCTATATTTTTTACTGTAGATATTATAGCTCCTCCAAATCCTAAACCAAACAATAAAGAGTCAGTCATTCCATTTGCTATGTTAGCCATTCTATCTTTTTCTTTTTCATCTTCTTCATCAAACAATCCAGCAAACAGCGCTTGTTGTAACGCATTAAATAATAAGTTCTGTGCTCCAACATAATATATTATACTAGATAAATTACTTAAATCACTTTCGCGTTGAGTCATTCCAGGTTTTTTACGTCTATTATAAAGATCCTGTATAGATTTTTTAGTCTTCCTATTATACTGCATTGTAACGTTTTGAAACGCTAATAGCACACGACCCGCCATACTAGCTTGCTGTTGTGATATTTTACTAGGATTACTTGATTGTTGTGTTTCTTCTGCTATTTCATAAAAATCATCAAAAGCTTTAGCTTCTGCCTCTGCTTCAGTGTATAGCTTGCCGGTTTTTTCGTTAACTCTTTTTAATAATGATTTTTTTCTATTAATAAAAAATGTAGCTCCACCAATTGCTATAGCTAAACTATCCATTATTCTTGTTATAGCAAAACCTTTATCTAATAAATAACTTATAACACCTTGTATACCTCCTTTTCTACCTCTATCAACAAGCTCAGCTTCGTTAACATTAATTTTAAGGCCGTCACGTCTGTTAACTAAATAATCAGAATTAAGTAATTTAAATACTGTAGGGAAATATTCAAGACTTGCAAAAGCTTTACCAGCGTTTATAAAATTATTATCACCCCAGTTTATAAAGTTTACAGCAGATATAGTTTGCAGTAAACCAGATCTCATATTTAAGAACATTATAGCTGCAACAGAAGAATTTAACCAATCTAGCATTTCATTAACCATTCTAGATCCTGGCCCTTGATAATTAGGTCTATTTGTACCTGATTTCATTCTGGATAAAGAATCTTCTAAAGCCTCTCTAAATTTACTTCCGTAAAGTGCTTCTATTTTATTTAAATTTTTTTCAGAAAATATTATATCACTGTTTTCATTAAACTCAGTCATAAGCTTAGTTCTAAATCCACTATTTAATCCTTGTATTATATCTGTTTTAATATTACCTGACAACCAGTTTTTACTTGGAGGAGGATATTGTTGATCTTTTTGAATTAATATTACTTCATCTGCAAATACATTAAGCTCAGAATCTGCTTCAACTGCTTTAACAAGTGCATTTATATCTCTTTTAGACATACCTGGAATATCCATACCTTGTTTATTCCACATATAAACTCTCATTGCTTGAGATTTTGTATAAGGACCCACTCCAATGGGTTGTAATAAAGGATTTTTTAAACCTTTTCTTTTTAAACTAGGAAACTGTTTTTTAAGCGCCGCAAAATCATTAGCCACAGCAATTTTAGCTGACATTAATTCTTGCTCTGCTTTATTATAAATATCTACTAAGTTATCCTTAATAAATTTCATATGTTTATTACCTTGTTCGCCTTTACCAATCATAGCATACATTAATCCCATGAAATCATCAGCTGAAGGAGTAATTGTAAATTGTTTTAAAAATCTTTTTATTAATCCCTTATCTTTTTGTTTACCCTCTAATTTAGCTCTTGCTGTAGAGTATTCTTTAAAACTTTCCTTGCCAGTTACTTCTTCTAATTGTTTATTAAAATCATTGTCTAGCTTAACAGCTTTATTTGCTTTAGCTACTTGAACTTTTGATTTAACATCTACAGCATCTAACACAGCTTTTACACCCGCTACGTTAGCAAATGAATCATCTGCAAAATAAAAATCATTATATCCTTCAGCGGTTTTATTTAAAACCCAATCAGCTTTAGCTTGTGGAGAACCATCTTCTAAACCAGTTATGTTTTCTACTGGTATATTTATACCTATACCATCTAAAAATGTTTTAATAGCTGTAGCAGATGTTTGAGGTCTTGCGGTAAGAACAAATATATTTTTACTACCAAATTTACCTTGTCTTTTTCTAGCTAGCTCTGCCAATGGTCCTTCAGCTGTATCTTTAGAAACTTGTTCGAAATTACTAAAATCAAATGTTGCTCCAGCCTCTGTTAGTGCATCTGCTTGTTGAGCAAATTGACTCGCGGATATTTCAGTAACTGTGCCGTCTGGATTAGTAACTATTACTTTTTCTTTAGTTTTTGCCAATGTGTCATCAAAATCAAATACACTTATTCCTTTTGTTTCTTTGTTTAAAGCTTTATTGGCTTTAACTCTAGTTTCAAAAGAATTAACCATTGTGTTTTTAATTTGCTCACCAGTTCTATTCTCATTAAATATTTCTGAATTTAAAGCTTTATTAGCTTTTTTAACATTATTATTTTTTAAAGATTGTATTGGCATACTAATATTTAATTTCTTTTTTGACTCAGATAATGTTAATTCAGGATTTAAAGCCATGTCAACCATTAATTTATTTTGATAATTAATAGCGCTAGGATTATTAAATTCAGATTTTGGTATAACTAGTCCTACGGTTTCAGCGAAAGTTTTACCTGTTTTTAAATCAGTTATAGTATTTAAATTAATAGTATTAGCTCCATTAACTTCTGCAGCTGCTAATCGCAACATACCTACATTTGGAGTTAATATACTCATTCCTTCTGGTAAAGTTTTATCTAATTTTGATAAATCTAATTTTCTATCATCAGCAGTAGATAATTGAACTTGAATAAAATTATCTCGTATACCCTGCATTACAGCATCAGCTTGATTATTTTTTAATCCCCAAATCATAGCGGCACCAATAGAAGAAGCTGGTGGACTATGTTCTTCTATAAAATCCGCTTTAAGTTTTACTTGCTTGCCATCGGTTGCTCTAACAAACGCATCAGAAACGCCTACAAAAGGAGCTGCAATTTTTATTAAAGAAGCTGTCCCTTGGTAAGCTTGAGAAATAAGCAAAGCTGAATCATTTATAGGTATAACTAATTTACCATTTTTATCTCTTGTATTTAAAATATCATAGAAATCATTTAACGCCTGCATATTTATTTTTTCTTGCGCTGCGTTTTTCTTTTTTATTTCAGGAGTTAGCTTTTGACCTTCTTTTATTTTAATTCTTTTTACTTTATTAAAATTATTTAAAACATCTTGATCAAAAGATTTGCTGTTTTCTTTAGCTGCTTTTTCTAAAGCTAAATAAGCTGGATCATTTTTACCTGCAAAAAGAGAACCTCTATTAGCTTGAAGATATACACCTTCGCCATGAACCTCTTGTATTTGCTCTAGTGTTGGAGGATCATATAATTTTTTACCATCTTTACCTTTTCTAATTTTTCCGTTTTTGTCCAAGCGAGGATTACCCAACATTCTTTTACCATTGTCTAAAACATATTCATAATCTCCATTTTCATTTGCAATTCTTTGAGCTCCAAAGTTTTTAAGCCCTAATAATTTAAGCATTTCAAACGGAACTTTACCTTTTTTAACACTTTTTATAACAGACTTTTGTCTAGCTTTTCTATTTTCAGGTGTTACAGTTGTTTCTCCTGGTAAATCTTTAGCTATAATATCTATGCCGCTTGTTTGCATTATTTTAGCTAAAGCAGCTTCATCTAATACAGCTAAATCAGTTTCATTTAATTTAGCTATATCCTTTTTAGAAACTAACGCTTTGTTCGCCTTTACAACATCTAATGATGTATCTTCTTTAGTTCTTTGATCTAAACTATTTTCTAACTCAGACATGTATTGGTCAGCTGTCATGTCAATACCTCTTAACTGTAAAGTATTGTTTAGCTTATCCATAAACGCTTTATCTTGTTTTAAATCATTAAGCCCTTCTACAATAGTTCCTTCTGCTAACATACTAAATAAAGACTGCTGTCTTTTTTCTCCAGCTTTATAATACTCTTTTAATTTAGCATTGTCTATTTTATTAATTTTATAAACTGGTTTGTCAAAATATGTTTTCTTTCCTTCTTTAGTTACATTAATAGTAGGCGTAGTACCTGTTTGTTCATAATCTATTAAGCCTGATTCTACATTCGCCTTTCTTCCTAACCTACGTTTTATAGTAGCAGCAGGAATAGTTTTAGTTAAACCTTCATTTACTACATTATCAACAAATTGATTATATGAATCACTATTAAATTTTCCAATGTCTTTTCTCATCTGCTGCATAACAGATTTATCTTTTGTAGAAGCTATAATATCTTTAGCTACTCCTTCAGAACTTAATTTTTTACCTACACCTTGAATTATAGTTTTAGCTGCTCCCGTAGCTCTACCTGCTTCATCAACGCTACCTACTAAAGCTTTTTTACTTTCATTTGATATATTTTCTCTAACTGCTTTTAAAGAAGATGGATATTTCTTTTTTCTACTTGTATCTTTTTGCTCTTTAGCATCAAAATCTTTTTGTGTAGTTGTTTCTAATGAAACACCTTTTTCATTTAAAACATCTTGACTGACCTGTTTTCCTTTTCTAGTAGCTTCTTGTACTAATGCTGTACCAACTCTAGGACCAATAGCTTTATCTAAATAAGTAGTAAGAGAAACTTTTTTACCATTTACTACAGGTTTGTAAGTTCTCATTATATCTGTAAACTCTGAACCAATTTTTGAAAGTGCTTCCCTACCTTGTTCCGTTAAACTTCCTTCTTTTGTATAAAGATTTAAAGGAACACCTCTTTTAGCAGCCCATCTATTAAGAGCGTCTAAACTAGCAGCTGTATATTGACCTTTTAATTCTTTACTAGGATTTGCTTGAGGATTTTCTTGCAACTCTTGTTGGTAGTTATTAGTTAAATCGTTTAAAGCTTTATTTTCTTTAGCTATATTTACCCTGCCTAAATCGCCTTCGCTTCCTTGGAATCTTCTAATATCTTTACCAACCTCAGCACCTTCTTCCATCACTTTTATTTGAGCTTGATTTAATTTTCCCTTTTTAATAGAAGCATTGTAATCTTTTAAGAAATTATAAACATCTCTTCCGCTATTAAACTTAACATCTCTAAGTCCAGCTGCTTGTAAAAATCTTCTTATTTGATCTCCAATTTTAGTAAATATATTTTCATTAAACTTTATATCTCCACTTTCAAGAGCATCAGCAAACAAAACAATTTTTTCTTCTGCTTTGATAGCGGCTGGGTCTTTTTTATATAATTCTAATTTTCTAGCAAATTTACTATTACCAACAGCCATGTAGTCTTCTGGATTTAATTTTGATAATTGATCATCTAAAGAAGCCGCTAAACCTCTAGCTACATTTTTACCTTGTATATTACCATCACCATCTACTTCGTATAAAGTATTAAATAAAACCTTGTGTAAAAGTTCGTGAGCAGCTGTGTTACCCTCTCTCACTAAAGCTGCCATCTTTTTATCCATTACGATTTTACCATCATTGGTATAAAAACCTACTGTAAGGTTATCATTATCTAAAGCTATATTTTCTTTTTTAGCCTGTCTTTGTAAAGCCGCATTATCTTCAACAACAATCATATCTCCAGACTTACCCATCTCTGTCAATATTTTTTGAACATTACCCGTGGTTCTCTCTGCTTTAATTATTTCAGTTTGAAAATCTATTAATAGGTTTTGTTCTTCTCTTAATGCTTTTTCTAGTGGCTTGTTTTTATCTTTTCTTGCTTTTTCAATTTCAGCTTCAAAAGTATTTATATCTACTTGAGTGTTTAATAAGTTAGCGTATTGATCATCACTCATGTTTGCTAAATACTCTTGACCAAACAATTGTTGATTAGCTGTTCTTACATTATTTAATGTATTTAACTCTTCGTAGTATTTTCTTTTTTGCTCAGCATCTGTTTCTCTATTAGGATATTTATCTCCTAATTCTTTTGTACTATCTTTAAACCATTGCTCTAATTTTAAAGCAGCTTGTGCTCTATTACTGCCTGGTCTATATCTAACAGCCATATCACTAGCTATGTTTCTTATTTCTCTTTTAGTTTGAGTAGCTATTTGACCAGAAAATGGCAATACAAAACCTGTTATAGCACCACCTATACCAGCTTGTAGAGAAGCTTTAGTGTCTATTAAAGCGTCATAAGCTCTTCCACTTTGAGTAGCTGCAGAAACCTGACCTAATATTTCCTGCATATATTCTGTACCAAATTCTTCTAAAGCATTACCTCCTTTTTCTATAGCTCCACGTAGCAACCATTTACCAGTGTCGTCCCAAGAAGTTTTAAATAAACTATTCATGGTTAAACCTTTAGCTCCTTTAACACCTTTCAAAGCATCTATAGTTCCTTCTACTATTTGATTTGCACCATAACTTTCTAATATAGTTTGTGCGGCAGCAAATGCGGCTGAACTTGCCATGTCAGCACCTTCACCTGACTCAAGATTAGCTATAGCTTCTTTTTTATACATTTCATCTATTTCAGCTCTTGTTGCGTCTGGAAATTTTCTAGCTAATGATTCTTTGTCTAAACCTTTATCAGCTAGGTTTTGCTCTATAGCTCCCCAATAATTATCTCCATACATTTGTAAACCCATCATTGCTGTTCCCGCGTAGGTTAATAATGGAGCAACTGCAGCTAAAGAAGTACCACCTGTAAAAGCGGCTGCAACTGTACCAGCTGTAGCCATTCCTATATGAGGAGCAGCTTGACCAACTGTTAAAAAAACATCTTCAAAACTTATACCATCATCAAAATTAGCTTGTTTAAAAAGCGATAAATATTCTTCACTTTCCATCATATCTTCTATTTGCTCTACTACTTCAGCTTGATGATGAGAAACATCGTCTTTATACCTATCTAATCTTTGCTTAATAGTCATTCTTTTGTCAGACTTGTTTTTGCTTTCAACATATTTACCTAGTTTTGTATCATAGTAAACAGCTGTGTCTGGACTTAATCCTTCTTCAATAGCTTTATTTAAAGCATTAACTCGTTCTTTTGATTTTCTAAGTTGGTTGCCATGCCAGCTACCTTTTGCTTTATCACCAATAGAAACTTTTATTCCTTCTACACCAGAACCAAAACCTTCAAGCAAATTAGCAATACTATCGTTAAAAGGCAGCATATCATCTTCACCACCAGCAATAAAATCAACCATGCTTAACCACAAGCTTTCATCTCTACCAAAAGCAATGTCATATTCCGCGGCAACCTCACCAACAGCTAATCCTATTTGAGAAACTCTTTTTTGAAATCTGAGATCTTGCGTCATAGCTCCAACAGTTAGCTCATTTTGTTTAGATTTCATTAAATCATTTATCTTTTCTACATCTTCATCATTTTTAAGATCATATTTACCACTTGACAATAAGCTTTCTTTATATTTTTTTAGTTTAGGAATAGAATCTTCAGCATACTCATTTATAAGATCTTTTACAACATAGTCACTACCTATCCATTCTTGCATTGCAATATCAGTTTTTTCTAATTTCTGCTCATCAGATAGATTAACCATTTCATTCATATCTCCTAGATATTCTCTAGCTTGATCTTTACCTTCATCAGTGGCTTCCATTACAGCTATGCTTTTACCTAAAAATGTTTCGTCAGTAGAATTGTTTACAACTTTTTGCCAACCATCGTTCCAAGTGTTTTGAGTATATCTTTTAGTTTCTAATATTTTATTTAAATCTTGTCCTATTTGATCTTTTTTACCTGATAAAGCGTTGTTCCAGTTTTTAGAACCAATACCATCTGCAACAAGTTGTATGATTTCTGCCTCGTCTTCTATTCCAAAAGTTGTTTTAAAATATTCTAAATCTTCATCTGTTATTACATTTTGGATTCCAGCTATTGTTGCCGCCTCTGCCTTGTTCCACAAACCTCCAGTACCTTGAGTGTATTGACTTGCACTTCTAGAAAGTGCATCTAAACGTTTATCAAGTTTATCATCGCCAAATTCCCTAACATAGTTTTTAAGATATGGGCTAAATTGATAAAGAGATTCAACACCACCATCGCTAACAGCTTGTTCAAATAATCTTTTTCTAATTTCCGCAGCACGATCACCAGCGCCATCTAAATTAATAAAATCTTGGTAAGCTTTAAATTCTTCTTCAGTTTGAAAATCTTCTCTTACAGGTTCTTTCATATTAAACTCTGCTTGTTCTAACTTAGATTGTAGAGTTTTTAGATCTGCTAATTCAGCTTCTGTAGGATTTTCAGCATCTTCATAGGCAAATGTTTCTATTTGCTCTTTAGTGTCCTCATACTGTTTTTTAGCATCTGCAATACGTTTTTGCGTATCTGTAATTGTATCTAATGGATCATCAATATTAGAAATACTTACCTCCTTTGCAATTGAATTATTTATATCCCAGTTGAGAGCTTTTAATTCTTCAAAATCAGCTTCGGCTTGTTCTATTTGCTCTACAGATAGTTGATTAGGATCTGGGTTACCATTTTCATTATAAAACTCGTTGTTAGCTGCTAGTATTTCTAAACCTTCTTGTGTTAATTTACCGTTATCATCAAAACTAACAAGACCTTCTATATTACCAGTAAACCAACCAGGTGCATCAACTAATTGAATACCACCTTTTGTATCGCCCTGATCAGCTGTAATTAAAGAACCTAAGTTACTTTTTATTCTTTTTTCAGCTTCAAGTTTTAATTTAGTAGCATGTTCTAATCTTCTGTTATAAGCAGCTTCTTCATCACTTCCTGGCACTAAGTAATCCGCGTTTTTACTAACACCAAAAGTTTTTCCATATCTTTTGATTCCTCTTTGCTTGCCTTCAGGAAGTTCATCAAAATTGTAATATTCAAATTTTTTAGTATTTTGATTATATAGTTTATATTCTTTTTTTACATTTTTATCCCAATCAAAATCTCTAGCTGTTTTTATATCTGCTACTTCATCAGCTAATCTTTTATTTTCTGCCTCTTGTTCTTGTTTTAGTTTTTCATACTCAGCATACTGTTTATCGTATTCTGCTTTTAATTTTTTTCTTTTTTCATTTTCTGTTTCAATAACAGAATTTATATTTTGAGGATCTATTTGTTTAGTTATATACAATCGTTGATCAAACGTAGGTCCTTTACCAGTATACTTTTCGTAAATAGTATCTATAACTGCTTGTTGATCTGGTACAGATGAAGCATATTTTACTTTTTCAGCAATTTGCTCATCTGTTAAATCTGTAGCGTATTTTTTATACAATTCAGTATATAAATTTTCTCTACTCATTATTTAATTTTTATAATTTTCCTGTGTCAACCTTTGGATTAGCAGTTCCTTCTTGAACTGGTTTATAAGCTCTTTGTTGTTTATATAATTCGTTACCCATTAATCCTACAATCTCATCTACAGCATATTCACTATATAAATGCTTAAACAATGCTAATTGTCTTTCACTTAAACCATTGGGATCATTATAACTCCATGTTTTTAAATCTTCTTCTGTTGGCGCAAATCCTATAGCTTTTTCTACTTCTTCTACATTTATGTCACTTAAATCTTTTTTAGATAAAACCTTATTCCAAAGCGCAATAGCTTGACCTTGATTTTGAGGTTCTGAGTAATAATTAAACTTTGTAAGAAGTTCAGTGCCTATATGATCTTCTACTTTTTTTCTATCAATTTTATTATAAGACATATTTAATGCCATAGCTGAATCACCCTCACCTACAGTTCCTTCTTGTATTGTAACAAATTGATCAAAACCTTCATCATCTTGTAGTTTAAATTTCTGAATATCAAAAGTACCAGTTCCTTTTATTATATTACCTTTATCATCTTTTTCTGCACCAATTAATAATTCTGACGTTGTTATTATATCTTGCATTTCATTAGACATTTTAGGAGTTCTAACAAAAACACTACCCGGTGGACTACCTGATGTTTGTTGTTTAAGACCAGCACTGTTTATTTTAAAGTTATCTCCTTCAAATTTCATTTTATTAATAAGAGCATCAATATCATCACATCCTTTTTGTGTAGGCATTTTTTTACAATCAGCTTCAAGTTGTTTTCTAGCTTTGTCTTCATCAAATTTAAAAACCCAATTATAACTACCGTCATAAGTCATTTCACCATTTTCACCTTCAACTTGATTTTCTTCTATATCATATGAATAACCATATGCTGGGGTAAACTGTCCTTTGCCTCCCAACACATTGGCTGCTAATATAAAATTACCACCTTGATTTTCATCAAAGTTTTCATAATCATCATAATTTACGTGAGCATATATATCCTCAGCAAAATCTTTAATTACTTCTGGAGCTTTGTTTAATGTAGCTAATCTAGCATTTAACTCAGCACAATTACCTGTTTTATTACAAGGAGCGTCAGGACCAGTTGTTTGCATTGTTAAATCACCAACTATTGGTCCAGTACCAGTAAAAAAATTACCAATTGCACCTCGTGTAGTTTGATCACCATACGTGTTGCTTTGCGAACCTGCAGTTACATAAGCTTGATTAGCTCCGTTTCCAGCCTCAACTCTAGCCGCATTAACTTTTTGTTTTTCTTCTCGTATATCTTTTTCTTGATCTGCTATATCAGCACCAGCTTTTACACCAGCGTTTATCAAGTTTTGATAATATGAAGCGTGCGATTGATATGTATATTTAGGATTTCTATATGACATTTTTTATAATTTTATTTTAACTTGGTGGAGCATAAGCGTTTCTTCCAGCACTTCTCCATTCTGATCTACTAGGCGGTTCACCTGTGTTATTGCTATCGGCTTGCCAATCAGCCACATAATCAGCATAACTATTACCACCACCTAAATCTATATTAGATAAAGAACTAGTTATACCACCAATCATTCCTGTAAGAGCAGCTGTTCTATCAGCACCAGCTTGCGCCACTTGCATTCTAGCATTGTCTAACATAGCAGCTGTTCTGTCTATTTGCATTTGCTCTCTAGCTTCTCTTTGTTGATACATAAATTGCTCACCTGAAACCTCAGCTTGTTGTACTCTTTGAGCTTGACTCATTTGTATTCCTTCAATTCTTTGTTTTTCTTGAATTATTCTAGACTCTAAAGCTTGCTCACCTTGAGCTCTTAATTTTTCATTTTGAGCTTCTTGCTGTTCTATACTTGCTGCAACTTGTTTTTTGCTAGCAGCAGCTGCTTTTGCTAATGCTGTAGCTCCACCTGCTCCACCACCCGTTTGAGCTAAAGTATCTAATGTATTAGCCAGAGCTATATCAGTTTGTTCTATTTGCATTTCAGCAGCTTGAGTAGCCACTGATAAATTAGCATAAGGGTTGCTAAATTGATTAGAATAATCTGTAGCCATAGAAGAAAGATCTGTTATACCATCATAAGGATTTATAATAGGTTGTCTATTTGCTTCTAAAGTTGCTAATCTTGATTGAAGTCTAGCAGCTTCTCGTTTAGCTTGAGCCTCTGCTTGTTTAGCTCTACTTCCTCCCAGTATTCCACCGAGGACGCTGCTTGCTACTCCTAATGCTACTCCTAATGCCATAATTATTTATTTATATATTCACTGCTCGCGGCAAATAATGCTTTTGGTCCGCCAACATTTGTTGATTGATCTGTACTCATAGTTACAGTTGTATAATATCCCTTTATTCCCATAGTTTGATTACCCCATATTACTTCACCCGGCATTGGGTCTACCGTGTTATTAGGTATAACTGCATAATATTTATTTTGTTTTCTGTCAAATCCCGCTCTATACTCTATATTGTTTTCTGTATACAGTCCCTCGTTATAACTCCATATTTTATCATATGCAATACCTGAATTTGCTCCATCTAATTCTCTTACATCTCCAGTAGCTTCATCATCATAATTATAATATAAACCGGATAGTGTAGGAAACTCTGTTTCACCTGTTTGATCTGAAACTATATTTGTTACTTCCCATCCATTACTACCCTCATAATTTATAGTTTTAAATGTTTTTATAAAATTAGGTTGAGGGTTAAAAACAAACTGTATCACTGAAGGAGCTGTTGAACCATAGAATTCATTTCTTAATGCAGATGATTCATAGTGTTGATATAATTCACTACCTTTACATGAATAAAATTTACCAATAGAACTAAAAATTTGATCTGGTGAGTATGTAAAAAAGCTAGTCCAACCAGCGCTTCTTTCGTCCCATGTTAATGTTTTAAACGCTCCTTCTTTAAATCTACCTGATGGTTGTAAAGATAGTACATAGTTTTTATTATATATGTCATAACCACCTACAATAGCTCCAGAATTTTCCATTTCATTAAATTCATTTCTAAAGAAGTTAGTCATACCAGCTACAGATATTTCTTGTATACTAGTGCCTTGCATTTTTAAAACTGCATTTTGTTCTTTATCTACAAAATATTTTGTATAACCATAAGTAGCAAAAGATTCTGGATTATTTCCAATACCCCAATTTCCTGCAACCGGAGTTATTTGACCTATAACTTGTTTGCCTGTTGTGCTTAAACCTAAACCTTCAGCTGTAAATATAGCGTCTTTATCTATTAAAGCTACATTTACTTTTCTTTGTTGGAAAACTATTAAATTTGTATCCTCTGCGTATAGTCTTTGTATTGTTCCACCAACTGGATCAACTCCTCTTGTAATTTCTTCACCAACACTAAATTGATTAGTATTATTTACACCTGTCCTAGCATTAAATATACCTGAATAAATTAACGTGTTAGAAAGTAATTGTTGGTTTGGATTATCTTCTACTATATAAGCTTTAACTCCAAAGTCAACACTTGTATTATTAAAGCCACATCTTATTCTAGAAGCTTCTATACACCAATCATAAGTTGTATCACCTAATATAGGATTATACCATATACAAGTATCGCAAGCAACTTCACCTTGCTCATATGCGTATGGTATATTACCAGGCGCTACAACTCCAGCATCATCAACATCACCTCTTCCATAAAGTCTCTTTGCGTAGAAGGAGTTAAAATAGTTTACGTTTATACTTATTGCCATTTATATATATAGTTACTTGTTTTTTAATAAATTAAGGTATACACGGTGCCGCAGCTGATCCAACGTATGTGCCATCACTGTAAGTTATATACCAACCCCAATCAGGACCATTACTACCAGATGTTTTACATAATATTCTATATTCACCTATTTGATCAAATTTATATCTATAACCGTATTGATCACCTACTGAATCAAGAGGACTTGCAGGCACAGAAACAACGCTTTGTGTAGCCAACCATGTAGTATCTAAAGCTGGATCTGGTGCTTTAGTAACTGCAACACTATCAATGTTAGCCCATGCTGAACTAGAATTAGGTCTATATTGTATATTAAATTCTCCTATTAACGATCCTACAGATCCTATAGTATTAGTTACTTTTTGGAAATAAACTGTAAACTGAGCTGTACCTTGAAATAAATCTCCTCTTTGTTTTTCACCTGCAGGACATCCTGGTGGAGAAGCAAGTGTATCAAATTTATCTGCTAAATTCCAACAATAATAATTTAAACTACCACAACCACTTGGCGTAGAAGCGTTGTAGCCGTCGCATAAATAAGGAGTAAGACTTCCAGATTGATTTGTAAATGCAAATTCACCACATCTTGATCCAGAAAAAGCTGGATAAGGACTAGTACTTAAATATCTGTTAGGAAAAGTAGAAGGTATAAACACAGTTGCTGGTCCAGTAGCTATAGGTTTTGGAGCTGGTTGAGTTCCAAATGTAACAAGTATATCTACTTCAGTAAATAAAGAACCAGTACCTTGGTCTGCGTCTTCTAATTTTATTGTTATAGCATATTGAGTTTCTGCCACAACTTCAACTGTATTTCTTAATATTACAGATCCTTCTACTGGTCCAGTAATTAATTCAAAGTCTGAAACAGAGCCACCTAACACACTTTCAATGCTCCATATTAATTGTTTTTTGTTATTACTAGCATCATCAGAACCATTAAGACCATACAGAGTAATTATATCACTAGGCGTTACAGGTGGAGTATCTGGATAATCTGGTAAACTAGGTATAGTTACGCTTGAACCAGAAACATCATTAGTATATCCTGCATCATCATATATAGATGGTGTTATATTATCTAGAGTAAGAGTTAAAGCATCTGTAAGAGTATCAGTAAATGTTTCAGCACCACTTGTAGACTCTACCTCAAGTGATAAAACATATACATCATCTCCTGGATTTAATGATCTTTCTCTAAACCAATATTCTTTAGCAAGTTCAATTTGAGCTTGATTGGCACCTGGTAAATTAACTGTAAAATAATCACTAATATTTGCTATTGGTGATGATGGATCAGCTAACGTGTACATGCTTGAAATGCTTACAGCGGTTATTGTAGCTGTTGCACCACTTCCGTTTATAAAGTTAAAAGGTGAACCAACTGCGGTTCCAGAAGGCAAGTCTTCTTCAAATGATTGATTACTAACACTAGCAGCAATAACACCATTATAATTAGAAGCAATAGAGCTATTAAGAGTTTCTAGATCTCCACTTAATGTTGATTCCCAATATATATCTAATAAAGAAAAAACAGGTTTTGTTTCTACTATAGATAATATAGGTTGCATCGTTCTAATACCATCAGCATAATTAGTATCATGTGGTATTGCTGGAGGAGGAGAAAACTCTAAAGGTGCTCCACAAACAATAGCTCCAATAGGATTTTCAAAGTTATTAACTTGACCTATTTTCATTATAAAAGGATTTTGGTCAGAGCCATAAAAAGATTGTTTATCCGCCACGTCTCCATACGGTATGGATCCTGTAGGAACTCTTTTTACATTACCTAATATATCACCACCATCATCAATACATCCACCCGCTTCTTCTGTTGTACTACCATACTCACCTTTAAATCCTTTTGCAGCTCCACCTGATAATTCAGTACATGGTACATGACCTGTAGTTGTATAATTAGTTCCATTGTAAAAAGCATCCATTTGAAATGCTTCAAAAGGAATAGCTGCTAATTCTGTTTCTCTAGCAGTACCAATGTTTAACACGTTTTGCTGTATTTGACCTGGATAATACTGTAAATTTCTTACACCTGTATTTGTTTGCTCTGTAGCATTTGGATTATTAACTCTAGTAAATAATATTTCTTCACTATTAAACTCTCTGTCAGTAGGACCAACTTCGTTTAAACTTCTAGGTATTTTATTTACATTTTCACTAAGTAATGTAGCAAATGCTATTTTTCCTCTTTGAGTTTCTATAGGTTCTACACTTGGATTAGTACTAACAGGACCTACTTGTTGTCTAGAAACACCGTCCCAAACTTGATTTTGTATAGGTAAACCATTAACAAATCCTGGTAAAAATACATTATAATATTCTTGTTCTTGTTGTTTAACAACAACCTTATATGTATACCAACCTAAAGGATTAGCTTCACCTATTTCTGTTATTTCTAATGTAGCATCAGAAACAGTACCAGTTAAATCAACAGTATCTCCTACTTCATAACCATGACCAGCTGTCGCGATTATATATTTGTCTACTTCTCCAGGAGCACCAGTAATTTCGGTTACTCTTATAGTTAACCCTTCACCAGAACCACCAATAGCTTTATAAGTTTTATTAGCTATAAATCCTTCGCCAGGATCACTTAAGTTAGTTGCTTTTACCCAACCTTCTCTTCTGTATAAACCAGGTTTACCTTGAGAAGGATTATATTCTGTACCTATTTGTTCACTAATACTTAAGGTTAAGTTTCTTCCTATCCAGTCTATAACAGGAGCATCTATTGCGTCTCCTTCTGCTCGGTAAGGAACATATACTGTTGAGCCTTCAAACTCATTAGCTGAATCTAAAGATGATAATATTACGTCAGATTGTCTACCATAATAATCTGCTAATACAAAACCTACTTGATAAGTTCTATTTTGTTTAACATTAGAAAAAGGATATTCTGTAGAATAATCTGATGTTTGATAGTTTCTTTCTGTCCAATTAGCTGTATACTCAATTGATTCAGGCGGAGTCATACCTTGAACATAATTACCGTAAACAACCCTGTTAGATATAAGCTCTTGACTTAAAGCTTTAATAGGTACTTTATCATAAACTCTTACTGTTTGGTTTTCTGGTAAAGTTTTATAAGGTTTATTAGATGTATATTGATAATTATAAAACACTTTATCTATCAAGCCATTTATGTCGTCATCATAATTTACTATATTTAATTGAGAGTCTTGTATGTCAGAAACATTAATAGTATCTAAAACTTTTATTGATTCAGCATCAGATTCTTTATATAGTATATCTATTTCTTTTACTTTAAATTGAGATAATAAATTATTTGTTGCGCTGGATTTAGCTACAATACCATCAGTTTTAGGCAATGGAATATTTAAAGCTATACTATCAATATCATTTTCAAACCATTCTAATATAGTGCTTGTGTAAGCATCGTTTTCATCTTGATAATAATTGTTTCTAACACTTCCTGATTCAACAGGAGTGTTCATTTGACCTAATCCAAACTGCCCTTGTTGTTTAGGTATAAACATTATTTGACTAAAAGGCGCTATCAAAGAATATTCATTATTAATAAATCTAAACCTATAACTAAACCTTACAAATCTATCATCTAAATAATTAGTATCACCATCAAAACTAGAATCATAATTAGGATTTACACCAAAAGCTATTTGGTCTCCATTAGTAAAACCATGAGCTTGATCAAATTCAATATAAAATTGATTATCTGGTGGCGGCGCGCCTTGACCCACCACTCTAAACGCTGATTTTTTTATTCTTAAACTTGCTGGAGACGCAGCAGGGTTTGTTAAATTTTCAACTAAATCCCCATTTCTAGGAAAACCACCAAAAACCCAATCATCAAATCTAGCTTGAGTAGTTGGATCTGCTGGAGCAAAAGGTACGTTAGTGTTTCCACCCCATGTTTGTACAGAGTAATTAGAAACATATCTGTCTGATCTATTTTCCATAGATGTTCTACTAAAATCTATCAAAATACCAGCTGCTAATGCTCCTGGTAATATAGCTGGACTTACTTCAAACTCTGTATTACTTATAACCTTTGTAACTCTTACTGGTGGCAACACATTTTGAATAGGAAAATTAACAATTTCTGTTTTATCATTAGGCGTCACTATATCACCTACTTTAATATTGTCATTACCAACTGTTATTTCAATTAATGTATCACTTCCTGTGGCAACTGTAGTTACAGTTTGTCTTTCTAAAGGTATTATAGGATCAAAAGGATAATACTGAGCTACAGATATTTGATTTTCTTCTTGATAAAAAGCGCTATCATTAGCGGCTAAACTAACATCTATTCTTCTAGGTTGATTAAAATTATCAGTAAAAAATAATAGTGTATCTACGAGATTAGTTTGATTTATAGGAAATTCTTTGTTAAAATTTAAAAAATGACCACTTACTAATGTTTGTGGACCAGTACCAGTTGTTAAATTAAATGAAGCAATTAGGCATGTATTAGCATTAGTTGCTCTAGAATTAGAATCTGTATTACTAAAATTAGTAGCAAAAACATAAAGTGTGTTTGTTATTTCATCTACAAACTTACCTATTATACTCATATTAGAACCAGCTACTCCAGTTCCAACAATTATATTTCCTTCTACATTTTCAAATTCACCAACAGTTGAACCTGCTGATCTACTTATTAATAAATTAATAGCTTCTCTGTATTCACCCTCTGGCAAAATACGGGCATCAATGTCTTGGTTCATTCTACCTTTTAAAAAGGTATTTTTAACTTCTGCCATGTATTAACGTTTTATCCATTTAGATTTACCTCTCATTACTTGAGCTATTTCGTCTAACTTAATATTAGATAATCTTATTTTAGCATTACGTAACGCGGCATATCTTTGTTTTTTATATTGTGGTGCGATTGCAGCTGTACTTGTTCTTGTAGATAATATAGAATATAGTAAGTGTTGATACATTGCTTCTTCTGCTAATTTAGGTATTCTACTATCTAAATCATAAGCTAAACCATCTGATATGTATTCTATTATTACTAGTTGTCCTTTTAAATTACTTGAAAAAGATATTTTACCTTCACGCTCGTTCATGTTAAACCACCCATTAGTTTGCGCGTATTGAGGTTCCATACCATATAACTCACCATAATTGTAATACCAAAATCCTCCATAACCCCAATCATATCCCCACCAATCAGCTCCTTGATTAAATAAAGAATTATTAAAGTTTTGGTTTATTAAATTAGTATTAGCTCTTTTCCATCTTTCTTCTGTAAGTGAAGTACCTTCTGTATTTTCGCCAAAGTTATCTTGAGTTGGTTGCCCAAGATTATCTTGTAAAGGCATTTCATAAGGCGCATCAGTTAAATTATTTGTAGGATATAATATGTGTTGTACTCCTAAAGCATCTATCCTAGATATTCTAACATAGTTTACGTAGTCCTGTGGTAAAGCTAAACTTAAATTGTGTGGAACTGTTAACTCTTGAGATTTAATACTTTTTAATGTATCATAACTAAACTCTTGTAAACCTCTTTTAGTATGAAATATTACATCTGTTCTATCAACTCTAGGTATTATTTTATCTTGACCAACATAAGCCACCATAAAATTGTTAACTAAGTCTTTTACTGTGATATAAGCATAACCACCATAGTTTTGCTCTACTGTCATACCATAAGCATCTTTATTGCCATAACTACCACCAGTTAAAGTTTTTAATTGACAAACTAAAGTATGACCAACAGGTATACCACCAACCGCAGCTATTTGAACTACGTTATCTATTACATCGTAAGGTAATATATATTCTGTATAAGTTAATCCATCTGGACTGCTATATAGTTTAAAATTATTTTTAGCATAATTTATATCTGCAGGATCAAAGTTTCCAAAAACTAAATCAGTATCAAATGTAAATGTAAAATCATTTTGACCAGCTGGATCAGATACTGTAAATCCCTGCGCACCCGCGTAATATTGTTGATTAGTTTCGGTTATTAAACCACCATTTGGTTGTGCCATGTTTTATGATTTTGCGTTTTGTTCTTCTGCAGCTACCGCTTGGCCAGCTACTTGTATTATTGTAGGATCATTAATTATAACACCCGCGTATGCTAATATTCTCATTATTATATTAGTTTGCTCAGATGGTGCTAATTCAAAAGCTGTAGATGCGGGAGGTGCTTGATATTCAAATTGACCTAAAGAACCTACACCGTATTGCCAAACAACATCTGAAGGTTTTTTTAAATATGAAAAACTTATATCAGACTGTATACTTTGAGGATACACTTCTAACACATCATTCTCATATAAGTATATGGGGAAGTGCTCAGTTGGTTGAGTTAACGGGGAAAGTAATATTTGTGTTAACTCATTTCTTTGCGAGTATTGAGTAAGCTCTTTGCCTTTATAAAATACACTACCTAATCTATATAACACCTCTCCAGGAGGTACTATAACAGGAAAAGCATTGTCTAGAGGACTATAAAGACTAACAGTTTGTCTTTGAAAAAACTGTAGTTTCTGTTGTATATTTTTTACTCGGTCTGCGTACTCGGTATCGTTTTGAGGAACACGGTATTGTTGATTTAAACTTTCAAAGTAACTTTCAAATATATCTAGTTGCACTTGAGTAGCTACTTTATTGAACTCATCAGGTGTCATATATCCTCTTTGTTGTTGATTTAATATTAACAACACAGTTTTATATACAGTGTTTACGTTTACCATTATATTTTTATTGTTTAATATAGAGGCGGACGAATCCGCCCCTGATATTTATTATAGTCTTTTTTCAATAGACTTATACACTTCAACTCCTTCATCAGTTTTAAACCATGATGCTAAAGCTGAATATGGATTTTCATCAAATGGAACAGCCATTAATTTTCTGTCATTACTTCCCCAATGGAAAGATCTCTGATCAGATGATAATTTAATAATACCAAGCTCAACAGCATTGATACCAAAATTTCTAAGCTGTACATTGTCATCATTTGCAAGAGCTAAAAATAATTGAGGATTTTTCTTAGCAAGTAATAATAAATCTCTTTTTAATTCTTTAGATGATAAAGATGAAACTTTTGAACCAATTTCAACTCTTACTATAGCTTCTGCATGATCAATATCCATGTTTTTAGCAGCGTTCAACGCTTCTATTTCAAACTCTATATCTTGTAATTGATCTTGAGCTACTCTTTGAGGAACATGCTCCATATATTTTTTATCACGCATAGGGTGATATAAAGAAAGTAATTGTTGTAAACCTACGTTCTCTTTAGGTACAGATAATATTCCGTCTCTAAAAATAATGTGACCCATAGTTACTTCTCCTTTTTGTTCATCAACAAATGGTGAACTCATATTTGTAGCATACCTAAGTTCTCTCTGAGTATTTTTTTCCGCATCAAACCATAACAGAGGATGTCTTCTGGTATGTTTACTAGGTATAGTAAATGTAAGTGGTTCTTTATTTCCTTTTAATAGATAAGTTCTATCTTTTATTTCCCAGCTATTTTTTTTAACTGGTTTCTCTTTAACAGGAGCATGAGCTGTTACAACTTCTTCTACCTGTTCTTCTTTTTTCTTTTTTGCCATAATATAATATAATTAAATAGTTAAAAAGGTATATGGGCGCCGAAGCGCCCTTACCTTATAATAGTTATACTCCTTGGAATAAAACAAAGTTGTTAGCAGCTTGAGTTACTAAACATCTTTCTGATAGGAAGTTAACTTCCATAGCATCAAGATCTGAAGTAAATGCTCCACCTGCAGAACCTGTTAACCAAGACTTCATTCTTCTATCATCACTTTGTGAAGCTCTATATCTTACGTGTAAGAAAGGTCTTCTGATGTTAGTACCAAGAACTTGATCGTATACTGTAGTAGTACCAGCTGGTATTAATACACCTTCAATAGAAGCAGGACCAACCATACCACCACGCGTAGAAGCGTCGTTTAAGTATTTCCAGTCTGTTTTATAGAAGTCATATGAACCTCTTCTGAAACCGCTAAAACCTAAGTTTAAAGCCATTTCTTCTGAGTTTTCAAATAAACCATAAGCAGTACCACCTGCAGCACCTGAAGAAATGTTAGCTAACATATCATCAAATTCTAAAGCAGTTTCTCTATTCAAGAAAAGCATGTTTTCTTCAATAGCACCTTGAGTATCTAAGTTTCTAAGAACCTCGTCAAAATCTCCAATACCTGTAGCTGTAGAGAAACCAACTAATACATTACCTCTATCTTGGATAGCAGCAAATAAACCTTGAGAACCAATAGCTCCTGAAGCACCACCAGCAACTGCAGAACCTGCAGCAGTTAATTCTGATTCAACGCACATCATTTCTAAATAGTCTTCAAATCTAAGTCTAGTTTCAGATTCAGCTTTTAGATACCATAAATATCCTCCTGTTCCATCTTCTGTAGCAACTTCTACCCAACCAATTTGAGCCATATCAGAACCATTAACAACATATTTGTTTCTGATAATGATAGGGTTATTTTGGAATTGAGTAAATGCAGGGTCAACACTAATGTATTGTCCATTTGCAAGAGTTGAAGTAGCACCAGCTCCTGGTACAAAGTTAGGAGTAACTGATCCTTTTGCATATTCAGCACCGTAAACAAATACTTTTACATTACCTACTAAACCAGCTCCTGCAATTGTAGCAGCAGTATAAGGTTCAACAGTAATAGTGTTAGCACCTGGGTCAGATACAGATACTAGCGCTTTTACTTCAGCGCCAAAGTCGTCCATAATTACTACAGTCGCTCTAGCAGAAATAACGTTGTTAATATCAGTAGCAGCAGTAGGGTTAACGTTAATTACGTTACCAGCTACAGTACAACCATCATATGCAATGTGTAATCTATTTTGTTCAGACCAGATTACTTGGTCACTTGTCATAGGAAGTTCAGCACCAACCATTCTTAAGAATCCAGATAAAGTTCTGTTACCATATCTTTCAACTTCTTGTTCGTAGATTTCCGGTAAATACTGCTGTGCAAAATCCGCAAAGTTAGCAGCTCCAGCGTCTGTCCACTGTAAATAGTTAGACTGTAAAACCTCCTGTCTTTGTGATGGTACAATAGTACCAAATTGTGGGGTTAAAGCCATTTTTATTAATTTTAATTGTTAAAACTTCTCTTTTTAATTCTAAGTTTTGACGAATCCGTACCACTGACAGCTTTGACTTTAAAACCTTTTACAAATACATCCCCACCGGCAACTTGCCTCGGCGTATCTATAGATGGATTTTTAGAGCCGTCCACAACTTGTTTAATACCATCAGCTTTACCTTGCTCATAAAAATGAGTAGCAAGTTGATCGGCATTCATAGCTGTGTACATAGCTTTATGATAACCAGCTGCATCAACCATATCTCCTTTATCATTTAAATAAGGATTTACAAAGTTGTTAATATTAGACTGCTTATCAGCAACAGCGTTAGGATTTTTAACAGTATATCTAAATTTTTGGTCACCTACTTTAAAATCAAAACCTTTGAAATCTTCAGAAAACAATTTTTTAGTGTTGTCTTTAAATCTTTTATGCTGTTCTTCAACGACTTGTTGTTCGTCTTTATATCTATTGAAAAATTCTGTAGCCTTTTTTTGATCTTCATTAATTACATTACGAGACTTAATAGAATCATAATATTTATTTTTTAAATCATCTAAATGATTACGAGCTTCTGCAATAGCTTCTTTTTTAGCAAGTTTCTTTTTTCTGATGTCTCGCTCTTCATCAACTTCCTCGTCATAACTAAAGCTATCTTCCAGCATGAAAGATACTTCATCGTCATTTAAATGAGGTTTAGTATTTTTATAGTATTCCTTTAATAATACATTTTCATCTATATTAGTATAATCTCTATTTAATCTAACATAGTCTTCTAATGTTCCACCAGTTTGATTCATAAAATCAACTAGTTTGTTTAAGTTTTCAGGAACTTTTATTTCTTGTTCTACTTGTTTAACAGGTTGTTGCTCAACAGTTTCTTCAACACGCTCAATGGTTGGCTCTTCTGTCTCATCTGTATTGATGATCCGTACTTCTTCTTCCACTTCTGGTAAATCTCCGGATGGTTTATCATCAGGTAATTTTTCTGTTTTAGACTCTTGAACGGCATCTTCTTTGGGTTTTTCTGTTAAATCCATTTTTACAACTTCAGGTATAACTTCACCTTGAGCTTCTGGTTTTGTTAAATCAACCTTAACTGGCTCATCGGTAGTTTTACTTAAGTCTTTAGTTTTTCTTTTAGGTTTAGACTTTATTTTAAAGTCACCTTCTTGTTTGACCTCTACGGCCGCTTTTTGTTCTGCCATAATAAAATATTATAAAATTAATTAATATCCGCGGTACCACTATACATACCAGGACTTTCTTGTTCAAAATTTACAGGTAAACCGTTAGAATTTCTTTGTTCAATCATTCTACTTTGTTGTGTACCTTCCATTTTAGTTCTTTTATCTTTTCTATCTTCAATAAAAGATTCTTTTTCTTTCATAGCTTCAACTCTTAATTTTTCAATTTCCATGTTTAATTCATGCTGCATTTGCATTTTTTGCATATCTAATTGAGCTTGAGTTTGAAGTCTTTGTATTTCCATTTGATTTTTAGCTTGCTCATATTGCACGTTTGATGCGGTTAAAGCTTGCTGTTTTTGCATCTCAGCTTGAGCTTGCCTTTCACTAGCTTCTGCATTTGCATTTGCTTGTGCTTTTATATTAGCTTGCTGAGCTTCTTGCATTTGTTTTTGCTTCTGCTTTCTTTTTTGCTTAAGCATTTGATTAGCAAGTTTTAAATTTTTAACTTGTCTAATATCAATTGCATCTTCTAAATCTATTCCACCCTGCTGTAGAGACATTTGTATGTTTTGCTCTAGCATAGCTTTTTCTTCTTCTTCTGGTTCTAATTCTAAGAATATACCAAAATCATGTAAAGAAAGATTTTGTATTTCACTTAATGTACCCACATTATAAGTAGAAATAGAATTTTTTAAAGAGTTTAAAGTTAAAGGATCTTTTAATGAATCAGCTATTTTAAGAGAAATATTTTCACATGTTCTCAGTGTTAACCATAAACTTGCAGTTAAAATATGTCTAGTAGCTGTGTTAGAAGCATTGGCAGCCATTTTTTGTAAACCTACTAATGTATCTTTTTCAGGCAAACTACCATCTCTTGCTTCATTTAATCCGGTCACATCTCTTATTAGTTGTAAATAATATTGATATGTCTGTATTAAACTTTGTATTTTAGCTCCACCACTAGACGTTTGAAGTTCTTGAATAGGTACTTTACCAGGATTCATATCACCTTCTTGAGTTAATGATCTACCAACTATACTACCAGTTTGAAAATACATGTTTAATGCTTCTGCTGGATTATAATTAGTTCCATTACCTAAATCTACTTCTGCAAGTCCGTCCATATCTAGGAACACGCCATCTGGAACCATTCTAGCAATAACCTGTTGTAGTTTTAAATGTGTTATTTGGATCATGTCTGCAAATCCAGTAACTCTGCTAACTAAACTTTCAATACGACCCTTGTACATGCGAGGCGCACAAATAGTATAACTCATTTCTACTTTAGTTGTATCAGAAAAAGGTCTTGTCATATTTTCTGATAACTTCCATTCTATAAGTTGATTATTACCTATGATTTTAGCACCTTGATATAATACTTCTATTTTTCTAGAAACTGTTTCAAAGTTTTCATTTTCTGGTGGATTAAATTGATCATCTTTTACTAATGCTTTTTGTAAACCTTGATCAGTTTGTTTTATTTTAAAAACTTGAGTATTATAAGTTTTATATTCAAAAAATAATACCTGCACTGTATTAGGATCATAGGTCTGCCAACCATACATAGTTTGAGAACTATAACCTTGAGTTTCTTGTATTTTAGTTAATTCTGCTTCTGATAAACCAGGAAATCTTTTTGCAACCTCTGGTATAGTCATTGCTTTAACTTCACCTACATAATATATATCTTCAAAATTTGGATCTTCTGTGTAAGAATATATTAAATAAGCTGGATCGACATAATCTACTGTTACTCCATTAGCTTTATTCCAGCTAGTTTTTACAGCGCCTATACCTAATGTAACTAAGTCTTGATTAAATCTTCTTTTAATATTTTCAAATCTATTCTTGCTAAGTTCATTATTTATAACTTCTTCTTCAGCAATTTCAATTGATTGTTTGTAAGAAAGCTGCATGTGTAAATCTAATTCTTCCTTAGATTCAGGCAGTTTTGCTTTATCAGTTTGATACTCATCTAGACCTAAAGTATCTTGCAAACCATCAAGATAAGGTTTAGCTGCCATATCTTGCATTATAGCTGTAGCATAATCAGTTCGCTTTTTTAACGCTACTGGATCTTGAGCAAACGCTTTTATTTCATAATCTTTATTAGATAAACCATTAACAACAATATCTACAAATTTAGCTATAATAGGTACAGGTTTCCAGTCTAAATTAAGATATGATAAATCACCATTTATAGATAATTCATCTTTATATTTTTGAACTGGTTGTTCGCCTTTAGCATATAATCTTCTTTGATGAAATAAGTTATAAGATAACGCGAAACGTGTACCATTACCTCCTTGTCTCCACCATTCTGTTTCAATAGCTTGAGCAACTTGCCTACCGTATTCGGGAGTAGCTTTTTCGGCATCAGGCACTGTCTGACTAGGAAAAGTACTAGAGTAGTTTGTTGTAATATTCATTTATTTAATTATTTTTGAAACTAAACCGCTGTTGTTGTATTTCTTTATACCTAATTCTATAGGCTCTCTTTTTCTTCTACTTACTGGTGCATATCTATTCTTATTACAAGCCATTAAAGCTAAACCAGAACTAATTGATGCATCGTGAGTAGTTCTATTATTTATATCAAACCTAGCCCAATCTTCTAGTGTTCTTTGAAAATATACATCTCCATAAGAATCACCATTAAATCCAACCATAGTTTCTATATAAGATTCTATAGCTGCAGCGTGAGCTTGTTTTATGTCTTCACTTGAATTAGGTATACCACCTATTTCTTTTTCTGTAACTGATAATTTATTCCAAATTTTATCAGGTCTATTCATTGCAAAACCTCTATATCCTCTTCGTTTAAAATGATATAAAAGTCTTGGTTTGTTATTTTCTACTAGTATTGGCATTCCATAAAACACACAAGCCATTAAAACATCTTCAAAAAATATTTCAGCGGTTTGAGGTCTAGCTATGTATTCTAAGAAAAAATGATTAGCAGGAGCATTTTCCATGCTAAATTTAGTTAAACCATGCAAAGAACCATTAGAGCCTCTTTTATCTACTGTTCCAGATATATCGTATGGATCACATCCAAAAGCACCCATGTGATCATTACCTGGGTATTTAACACCATTTTTTTCAATATATCTATTTTGTATTATATTATCAGGAATCCATGTAATAAAAAACCTTCCTTGATTACTTGGATAAAATATAACCCTACTATCTTTAATCCCACTTTCCCATTGAAAATTACCTTGTGTTATTAATTTTTTACTACTTATATCTTCATTGTAATCAATTTGTTGATAAATTTTCGTTAAATTAAATAAAGAAGACTTAGATTCGTCTCTAAAAGCATGTTTTGTAGTTCTTGGAAATTGTCTATAAAATTCATTTAAAGCATCAGCATCTTCCTTTAAACCATCAACTTCATTTTGCCAATAATCAATTACACCTAAATATATATCTTCTCCTTGCGGTCCTTGAACGGCTTGTTTTGGAGTGTCGAATACAGGTATGCCATAAGAATCAATGTATCCTTCGTAGTTCCATTCCATAGGTATGAACAAACTATATAATCCCGAGCGAGTCTGTCCATTGGCGTTTCTTTGTGTAACATCTGAGTCATCGTATAATTTTTTAAAATTTCTACCACCTTTATCTAAAGCGTTTGATGTTGAACCCATCATACATTTTCCAACAATTCTACTACCTAATCGCAATGTTGTTTTTGTTACTCGCCAGTTGTTAAGAATATTATTTGGCTTTTCCCATTTACCAGATTCGTCGTGTACTAATAGTTTTAATTTTTCACCATCATAACTATTATCTCCTGTATTTTTCCAATCAATAGTTGTATCTAGACCTTGAAGCTCAGTAGTAGCTTCATTAGCAGTTAGTTTTCGTCTAGTTAATTTTGTAGCAGGAACCCTATATGCTAATTCAGTTTTTGGTCTATCCATACCATCTTGAATAGGTTTAAAGAAAAAAGGATAGTTAACTGATATAGGCACTACTTTATCGGTAAACATAGTTTTAGCATCTGGTCCTGATTTAGATAATATACCGTACCTTGAATCAGAGTTTAATGTAGCTAAATTAACAGTTTCACCTGATGCCATAAATGAAAAACCAGAACGTCTATTTTTTAAATAACACATGCCGTAAGATCTAGGATCTGCCTTGCAAGCTTCCCAAAATATAAAAAATAATCTATTTGCTTCTCTAAAATCAGGTTTACCCACATCAATTTTACTCCATTGTAAATACATATAATGACCGCCAGTTAAATATGTTGACTTACCTTTGTTATAAAACCAAAAACCTTTTTCTCTACGATTAAATTCTTCATCTATATAATCATACCATGTTTCTTTGAAATCTAAAGGATATTCCTCCCAGTCAAATATAGTTTTTATTCGCCTTAGTTCTTTAGGTAACGGCGTGTATTCCCATTTATCTTCTGAAAATTTATGAGTATTTTTTTCTAATGGTAAAGCTATTTTTAAGTTTTGTATTTCGTATATTTCACCTATTTCACCTGTTTTACTTATAACAATTATATCATGCTCTTTGTTATAACCATACTTCCACTTTTTATATCTATTTTGTTGTTTAAGTATTTTAGGCTTTATATGATTTTTTAATACTTTGTATAATTCTTGCTTATACATTATTTAGACCTCCCTTCTGCAAAACCTTTAAATTCTTTTGGTTTTTTAGTTTCTTGTTCTACTTTACCTTCTATAATATTTTCTTCTTCATTGATTTTTGAAAGTATTTCAAAAGCATCAAATATAGCTAATTTTTTTGTAGCAGCTGCATTTTTTAACCTATCAGCTGAAATATCTGGACCAAAGTCTATAATAGGTTCTTTTGCAACTTTTATTAACTCATCAACAGCTATGCGCCCAGCTTGGATTATATTCCTTTTGA